CATCATTGCGGAATCAGTAGGTACAGAGGGCGTTACTACGTCAGTTGAATTACTGCCCTTCTATTCAGTGCTGGCAATAACGTGTGACTACTCAGATGTGCGCGTGCGTATCTATCAAAGCCTGGGTGCTCTAAGTTCAGACCAAGCGCGCGGAATAGACACAAAAGCCTCTACCGCTACAGGTCTAGTCGCAGAAGTACTGACTATCGCCGGAACAATCGAGTTGTCACCTATTGCCTTGGGAAGAGTCTCTGACGGCTCTAATACCGTCCCAGTCAGGATTGATCGGGAGCAGTGGAGCGGTCCAGTGAACATTACTATCGAGTACTTGGCTTATAACTTGGAGACGCTGTGACTACTTATAAGGGCAAACTGTTTTACAAGCCAGATACTGCCGGGGCTATGTCTTCGGCAGAACAACAACAGTTGGTTATTAGCCACCAAAGATACTGGCAGGCTTTCTATGGCTCTGGTCTTCAGCATGTAAGAACTGATTACACTTCTGGCGAAGACGGCAAGACTGTTCTTACGGTCACAGACGACTGTGGCATAGATGCGCTTGATGACATTACGGCTCAAAACACCATTTCGGTAATTTGGAACATTACTTCTACTTGGACATTAGATGATGGACTAAAACCTATTTATCTGAGGTTTAATATCGGCCAATACTGGGTATCAGGCATAAGCAGTCAGTCGTCTTATTACAACAAGTTTTGTGGGTATTGGTATATCGGCGAAGACCTTGATCCCGATACCGGCAATGTCGATTACGGAAGTAGATCGACCCTCTATAACGTGTGGAGCGATAGTGGCGGGTTGGGCGGTGGTGGCGGCTACGGCGCTCAATCGGGCCAGTATTTCCTGAGCAGTTATTCCGATGGAACGCTTCATATTGCTCAATCAACAATAGACCAAGCGCCTAACACTTATCCTGCTAGGCATTTCTGGCTAGAGCGGTCGCGCGACGAAGCCGGAAATATAGACGAAAAGGGCGTTGTTGCGGGCCTGATGGGGCCTCAGAACAGTGCATACGGCAGCAGCCAGCGTAGTGATGGCTACAATTTTTCTGTGTCCTATGAATTCGATGGACAAAAAAGAAACACTTGGTACACCGAAAACTCGCGGCGTTCTTGTGCTCTAGTGCATTTTCCACTGACAAACGACGTAAACGGGTACGCAGCCGCTTACGACAACAACATTGTTCCTATGTCCACGATGGTTGCGCGTTGGGGCAACAAGTGGTGGCCCTCTCGTGCATTTGTCATCGTGCCCAAAGGTTATGTAGCCCCGATGGGCGAAGTGTTTGTTGGCATTAACGGTTCGCCTCGTAAATACAGCGCGCTGCTTATGGGGAACAACGGCAATTACAACCAACTGACTGCCCCTTACATGAATTACGGTTATGCTGAGCAAACTTTGGCGCTGTGGGAGTAGTTATGACTATTTTCCGTTCAAGTTCATGGGACAAACGCAGTTGGTCCAGTACATACGCCAATACTGATGATTTTCGCCAATGGGGATCGCGCTTAGATGAGTGCTTAGAAGGCGTTGGCTTGATAAAAATTGGTGGCACTATTGACTGGGAAACAGTTACATTCCCCACAGGCAGTTATGTCAACGCTGGATACACTGACTTCTCTTTCCCCAATAATGGTTATAAACCACTCTACGTTCGTGTCATTTATGGCTCTAATTACCGAACTAGCAGCAACAGTTATTACAACCACTTTATGTTTAGAGTTCAGATTTCTTACGTTTCTGGTTTTACTACATTTGCTACTTATCCGTATTACTGGGGCACTGGACAAATCAAAAACGGGTTTAATGGACAATTTTGGGAAGCGTCATTTGACGATGAAACCTTGATAGTGGGTGAAAAATCGTTTCAGGAATACACACCTGTTCGTGAGCCAGCGTTAATAATTATCGAGCGTTCGCGCGATGATGATTACTCAATCAACGGTACGGGCGCATATGTTCAATGCGTGGCTCAATCGCTGAATTCTTCCTCCATGAACTATGGGTCATCGTATTCATGCCAGATGTACTACCCCGAAAACCTTAGCGATCCAGACGATGTAGGTTACGAGCATCGCGGGATTTTATGGACAGCACCCTGGGCACAGGCATACAGCACTTCAGTAGTGCCGCCGAACTCATGGAACCTTGCAGACGAAAACGGCCAGCGCAGAGTCATGCCCTACATGCACTACTGGAATGGTGCGCCTAAGCCGCAGAAAGCCACTATTCAGGTATCGCGGGATATGTGCGCTGATTACCAGAACATTGACATCATTAATGACATTGCCGGAGAAACAGCAACGTACACCGCTGGGGCTATGTGTGGACAGTTGACTACTGAATTTATGATGCAGCACGGAGAAAATACGCGAGTTCTGTATAGGTATCAGTAATGCAAGAGCGCTTATTAACTTCGGTAGTTTCTTCCGCAGCAGTAATGGACGTTACTGTTATCACGCCGACAGTTGTTGTTGTTACGTCTGTTACCGCTACATCGGTTGTTAGCCCAGCAGTATTACAACTAGAAATCTTTGCTGAGTCTATTCCTGCCACAGCGTCGGTTGGTACGCCATCGCTTCGACTAGATATACACCTAACGTCTGTTCCCGCTACAGCGTCGGTTGGTGCGGCTTTTGTCCGAATTAGATCAGATTGGGCAGCAGGCACAGGCGTAATAGAAGACGCTTGGTATAACCGTACTGATTTTTGGTTGAAATCAGCGCCTAGAGGTGGTTTTGGTAATGCAAGCACCTTTGGCGACACGGAAACGCCACTTGGCTTGAACGAAACCCAAGTCAAAGGCGGAGAAAGTGCTATTTTTACGGTAGTGCTAAACGACAAATACTCTCCGTTTAAGGGAACAGATAGTGGCGGTACCCAAGTTGAATTGCCGCCACGCCAGAAATGGCCGTTGAATTAATTCTCATCTTCACTGTCATGGGAGACTGACATTATGACCAGTGTTTACGAGGGTGGCGATGACTTGACCGGCGAGGTCAAAGCAAAAGCCTCGACCGGCGAGGTCAAAGCAAAAGCCTCACCCATGATCGAGTTAGGCACTACTGGCCTAAAGCGATCTGCTGGCTACATCAACGAGGAATTCCTGCCTGCTCTCAAGGGGCGCAAGGCAATTCAGGTATTCCGCGAGATGTCGGAGAACGATGCAATTGTTGGCGCATTGCTCTTCGCAGTGGACCGGCTACTGCGTCAGATCAATTGGCGTGTTGAGCCTGCCTCTCACAGCAAAGAGGACCGGGATGCAGCAGAATTCCTAGAGTCTTGCATGGAGGATATGTCTCACACCTGGGATGAGTTCATTTCAGAAATTTTAACGATGCTGCCTTATGGTTGGGCTTACCACGAGGTCATCTACAAGAAGCGCGTTGGACCTCACGAGAAGGACGGTAAGTACCGCTCTCGCTACACCGATGGCAAGATTGGCTGGCGCAAACTCCCCATTCGCTCCCAAGAGACGCTTCAGCGATGGATTTTTGACGATACTGGCGGGATCAAGGGAATGGTGCAGTTAGCACCACCTACCTACAAGACCACCTTCCTACCTATCGAAAAGAGCCTGCTTTTCCGCGTTACTACTGTCAAAAACAATCCAGAAGGGCGTTCTTTCCTCAGAAATGCCTACCGACCCTGGTATTACAAGAAGCGCCTAGAGGAAATCGAAGGTATTGGCGTTGAGCGTGATCTAGCGGGTCTACCAGTCGCTAAGGTGCCACATGATTACTTGGCAGCCAAAAAGGGCACTGATAAGGCCAAGATGGTCGATGCTTTCCGCAAAATGGTGCGTAGCGTGCGTCGTGACGAGCAGGAAGGCGTGGTTATCCCCACTTCCTACGATCAGGACACCAAGCAGCCACTCTTTGACTTCACACTGCTGAACTCAGGTGGCGGGCGCACATTCGACACCAACAGCATTATTCAGCGTTATGAGCAGCGAATTCTGATGACTGTGCTGGCCGACTTCATCATGGTTGGTCACCAGGGCACAGGTAGTTACGCGCTACACACTGACAAGACTGGATTGTTCCGGGCTTCTATCAACTCAGTCAGTCAGGCTATTGCTGATGTGCTCAACCGCTACGCAGTACCGCGCCTGTTTGCTGTAAACGGGTGGCGACTCGATGAATTGCCGCAGTTTGAGCCTGGTGACGTTGATCCGCCTGATCTACAGCAACTCGCTATGTTCATGGGTCAGATGAACCAGGCCGGTGTGCAGTGGTTCCCCGATCCTGAACTTGAGAAGTTCCTGCGTGATGCAGCGCGTCTACCTAAGTTGGACGAGAAGACCGAGGATATGCGCGAGCAGCAGAAGAAGCAGTCTGACGCTATGACAATGGCTAAGCAGCAGATGGAGATGATTCAACTCAAGATGCAGGCTGAGCAAGCAGCGCAGCAGCCACAGCAAGACGTAATGGCTCAGGAGCAGCAGGCTATGAACAACGAGCAGCAAGCCATGAGCCTAGAGCAACAGAAGCAGCAAATGGCTAATCCTGACCAAGGACAGCAGCAAGAAGAGCAGCAAGCAGTCCAAGGCGAGCAGCAAATTGCCGAGGGTGAGCAGAAACTTGCTCAGAAGGATGAACTACACCAAGCGCGTCTGGCGCTTATGAGACAACAAGGATCAACCAAATGAGACTTGAGCCTATAAGCAAGAACTTCAATTTTGAGGCTGCCGCTGAATATGTAGAGTTCGCCAAGTCATATCCAGATGAGGCCGAGTTCATCATCAAATTACTGGCCGCTGCCGAGATTGAGCGGATCATGGATCAAGAGGGCGATGCCATCATCGCTAAGACTTTTGACAATAACTACCAGATGCTCAAGAAGTCACTAGCGCGCGGTATTGCTAACGGCACGATGTCATCTGAGGCCGTAGACGCAACTATCGAGGCTGTTGAGATCGCCAAGGCTGCATATCGAGGTAACCAGCCGTGGAACGAGCAAAAGATCAAGCGCGATAAGGGTGGCAAGTTCTCCAAGGTTCGCTACACGGGTGGCCCTAAAGGTGCCGCAGGCTCTAATACTAAAACGAAGACGATGGCGGGAATGCCTACTTGGGATGAAGACAAAACCGCTGGCTTTATGAAAGAGAAGTATATCGGGCAGTACCGCGAAGCAGCGCAGGTGCTCGGCAACCTGATTGCGTCTTCAGATGAAAACCCAGGCAAGGTCACCATTGCAGGTAATAAGGGCAAATCAAAAGTAATTGACCTTACCGACAACGACTTTCAGCAAGC